TGCTCCGGCTGCTCCGGCTGCTGGTGCAATGACTCAGCCTGTAGCTCCACAATCTGTTTTGGCTGGTCAACCTATAACAGAGCCCGCAGTTGATACTTCGCTTGAAGGTATACCTCTTGCCGCGCAAACTGAGATTATGAGAAAGCGCACCGAGGAAATGGACAAACCATTTCTTGAAAAGCGCAATACTATTGTAACGTATGACCCGGCGATGCTTAATGCATCAACGCGTGATTTGCGTGAGCTCTATCAAATTACTGAAAAGCATCCACGCATCTTTGGTTTATTAATGGAAAATCGTGGTGTGTTATCAGGTTTGCAAGCTGCGGCGCAGGCAGGTGTTAGTGTCGGCACACTTGGTAACGTATCATTACCGGTTGAAGAATTTCTTAAGAAATACCGTCTATCTCGAGATGAAGAAGTTGCTTTACAAGTTGCTGGTAAGATTATTGCAAGACAGTTCTTTGAAAACGCCAAAGTGAATAAAGCCACATTAGGTCCGCAAATTTCTAACTCTGACGTTATTTTGCTAAAAGCCCCTGCTGTTACGGAACAAGACTCTGCCGAGGCCATTCGCTATTGGGTTAAGCAAAACATTCTTGGCAATAAGCAGCGTGAAGACTTATATCGCAGTTTAAGTGAGTATGAAAAACAAGCCGGTGGTCGAAGCTCACCTACAATGTTTTTCCGCTCACCTGCCTTTGACAATATTCTTAAAAGATACGACAACCTATTTAATGAGCTCATGATTAAGCATAGTCCTGCTTACGCTCCAGCTCCTAGAGGTCGATAATGGCGCAAGAAAACGAACAGCGGCTTGAAGATATAGACCCTATCTTTTCGGTAAGACCAAAGCAGCAAACTACGCCTACAACGTCTGCTCCAGCACCTGCCGTAAAGCAAACTGCGCCTGCGCCTGCGCCTACACCGGCAGCAGCTACGCCAAAAGATACTAATGATCTTGATACTATTTTAGGCTTACCTCCGCCTAGCACTACAACTACCACAACAACCGATACGCAAAGAAAACCTACATCTGAATTAGGTTTTTTAGAGACTACCACACCAAGAGAAGCTGGTGAATATGGTGCTATGGCAGGTGCTGCAACCGGGCTAATTAAGCCTACCATGCCAAGATCAACGGGCATTCCACAGGCGCAAGCGCAAGTTGCCGGCAGCGCCGCAAATGTACAAGCTTTGCAATCGCAGTTAGCCGCAGGTCAGACTGCGCAGGCTACTACAACATCTGATTTACTTAATCGTCTACAAGCCGCAAGGGCAGAATATAATACTGCACAGCAAGCTTTAGCTGATGCTCGTGCCAATGCGCAACGTCTTAGTGCATTACCACAACCGCCTGCGCCTGTCACCCCTCCTGCCACCCCTGCTACACCGCCAGGTATGGGCACTACGCCCGATGCTTTGTCTGAAGGTGCTATGCGGCATTCAGCTAAAATGGGTGAGATTCGATCGGCTAATGAAGTACGTAAGGGCATTGCAGGATATCGCGCAGGATTGCCTGCGTCAGAGCGTATGCCTTTAACAGGCTACACGCAATCTAGCCGTCTCATCGTGCCTAATGAATTGGCTAACGCGCCTTTATATAACCAAGAGCAAATAGCAGCGCAGCAACGGTTGGCTGCAGCTGAAACTGCATTTAGGTCTGCGCAAACAGATTTGAATCGCGTGCAATCAGCAGTCGATAAGCTTACAACAAGCAAGCCGTTGCAAAATACACAATCACAGTTGGAAGCCGCTCAACGCCAACAAGCTGTTAACCGCGCAAGACTTGCATCATTAGAAAAAACAGGCCCTGGCACGTTTTCTACTATTGGCAAAGTAGCTTCTTTAGGCGGCGGGCGATTGCCTAATCTTGCAGTATCGACTGCAGGTGGCGCTTTGGCTGGCTATGAAGGCATGAATGCCTATCTGACCATCAGGAATGAGCTCCAGAAAGATCAACCTGATTACCTTAAGATGCTTATGCATACGTTAGGCGCGACCTCTGGCGCACTTATGGCAACGCCTAACTTTGCAGCAAAAGGGGCAGGAGCTGTTATAGGTATGCCACCCTTGGCATATCATGCTTATCAGCAATATGGGCCAAAAGCTACTGAGCTACCCGAGGGCCGGAAGCCATTCCTTCCACAGGGACCTGGTGGACAATAGCTAAGATTTGCTTGCGCATCTTTTCATAAAGCTGATCAGCCATTGCAGTGTCGCCTTCAAAGTCATCAGGCATTTTTGGAGGCTGCAATGCAGTTTGCGCAATGAGTGATATGCGCATACGCTCAAACATGGCACCCACACAATACGCTTCCAACCATACATTAATAGGTTGTTCAAGCAACTCGGTGTGATTGGTTCTATCGAGTAGCTCAAGCCATTCTTCAAACTGTCTTAATGCTTGTTTTTCAATGGACATGAGCTACTCTCCTTAAAGTTATGCTTTCTTTGCTTCTCGAGCAAGTTCAACAATAAGTGCATCATACAACTTATCCTTGAACTGTTGTGTTAGCAATTTAGCAATACTTTCAATAACCTCATCCCAATTTCGCATCTCATCAACTTTTCTAGGACCTATGGACGCAAAACTAGCATTGCGCGTAGGTATATCCATTAGCTGCCTTTGATACTCCATTTCTGTAACAACATTTGCAGCATTATTCAAACTCTTAAAAACACGATGCCGTTGCATAGGCAGCAATTCAGCTTGTGCAGCACGAATAGCTTGCAACTCACTATACACGCCTGTCTCGACTAACATGACTGCACGACGAGCAACTGTTTCTGTTTCTGAACGATTCCAATGTACTTTTTTCATGATCTTAGTTTCCTTTCAATGATCAAGGTTAAGGAGCCATTGTGAAAAAGCAAACTGCGGATTGATCTGGCCCCGAATCAATCCTTCAGCTTCCAAACGTTCTATGTTTGGAGGCTTATCCTTAATGCTACGGTACTCGGCTTTGTCAATAATGCTTTTGAACATTGACATACGAGACTCATAGACGTGAAATGATCCTACATGCACACTTAATATGCCCATAGGCAAATCAAGTAATCTTGCAACGATTTCATGCAATATACTAAAGGTTGGCAAATCATTGCCCATACCCCATAAAATGTCCTGACTACGCATAATGGCATGTGCATTGACCTTATGATCTCTAATTCTAAAGCCAATGGATAGCGTACAAGGCACATCTTTGGCTTCTATATCCATATGGTCCGTGTCTGTACCGTACATAGGAATAACGGCACGACGGGATGATGGGTCATTTTGCAGTAACTGCACAATATGCCTTACGCCGTACTTTCCAAACCAATAGCTACCATAATTGCTATTTAGCTTACCATTGGCTACGATGCGACCCCATTGCGCGGCATGTTCAGTGATGGATAAATCACGCGGGTCGGCATGAATATACCAAGCCATTTCACGTTTAATGTAGTCAAGATTAAGATTGCGACCGGCAAAGTTATTGAATCTCACGCCAGGTGCTACGTTATACGTAAAGTTTTCAATCTCATAGGTTGTCTCGCCTCGAGGCGAGATCTTTTTGCCATGCTGGTCTAAAAGCTTGTACAGCTTTAAAAGGCTTGGCTCTGAATTAATGTGCATTTCCATAGTCAGCTTCTGTAATGAGATAAGGTTGGTTGGGAAAGTTTTGCATGTGATATAGAGGTGGAGGCAACTTAAATGCTTTAATGTGATTGTTAAGCGCCCATGTGTAAGCGTTATTGCCTAGAGCAAAGACTTTGCTTGGCTCCAAAAGATCAGTAAAGTTTGAGTCTGTAGGCTTGCCTAGATGTGATTGCGTATTAATCCAGTAAAGCTGTGACTCAGGTATACCTTCGCGTTCCAAGGTTTCTGCCAACATACGGCTAGGACCATCATTGTCAAGGAAGTTAATGAAAGGAACCACGGCCGCAGAGGCCCGTACGTTGGTTCTGGGGCCCTTATCACATAGCATTAGGATATTCCCCTTGGCAAAGGATCCGCCACCTGCAGCCTTGTTTGGCGTGGACGCATCGATGATCCTTCCCCACACGTTGCCAATGCTATGTTGTTTGTAATCGTAATGGACAACGGGCAAATCGGTTTGCCGGTCAACCACCAGTCTTTCATAACGATTATATACGTCGGTAAGTTGCTGCGTATTGTCAAGGTATTCAGTATCTTTACGGCTAAGAAAATTAGTGATGCAAACGTCCAATTCAGGTTGTGCGCGAACAACAACTGCACCACGTGATAATGCACAACGCTCCAACATTCTTTGTCTTTGTCTATCAACGCGATTGACGCCTTTTCGATATACCGCGCCATAGATAGGCTCTGACAACCAACAGCGATCAAGAATAACGTGGTCATCGTAAGTTAAAGCCTGTGACATTGACCTAAAGTATATCTTGCAAAGATCCTCTGCAGAGATGTCCTTATATGGACCATGTCTAAAAATATGTGTAAGCCTATCTTTTGATAGGACAAGACGTAGCTCGTCGCACAGTACTGATTTGCCTGCGCCATCAGGCCCTTCCAATATGATAATCATGATAAGAATGCCTGTAGTTGTTTTTGCGTTGCCGTTAAGGATACAGTAGTAAGATTTGCAGCTTGTTCTTTTGCAACATGCTCTAATTCTTCATCAGTCATATCTTCCAACTCATGCAAAGAGTAGTTGTAAGACTTATGAATCATGCCGAGCTCTTCTTTGCTGCCGCCAAGAACACAGCCAGCATGCGCAGCATGTAAATATCTTACACGCCACCAACCACAGCCTGCATGTGCGTATGTTGGGCATAACACACCTTTATAGCTGCCGTATTCCCATACAATGTCTGATTCCAGCATGCGCTTTTGACCTAATGCTTTTCCACCTACTGCGTGAATAGGCCATGACAGCTTTTGTTGTTGTGCCCATTCATGCGCGTCGGTTGATAAACTTGCGTTGTACCAAGACTTATGGCGTTGCTGCCATGATAGCTTATGGCAAGGTGGTAGTTCATATAATGATGATGGGTCCCAGGTTAGCAACTCGGCGTCAATCCCCATCTTTTTCTTATCACCCCATGGAAATAATGGAACAATCCATTTATGCTCGAGCAACTCGGTAGGCTCAATCAAATCAGACCATGTAGGTAATACTCGTTGAAATGACCAATCATCTAAGCAAATATACGCATCATGTCTTTGGTCAAGTACTAACCTGGCGCTTTCCACATCGGCCGTATTAGGGCCAATGGGATAAGCGTAAAGAAATACCTTATCAAATCGTCTAAGATTGTCAGCCGGCACGACCTTACGATGCTCAACATGATGGCCAAGTTTAGAGTACGCTTCACGCATCATCTCAGGAATTGATACAAATTTTGTAGAACTTGCTCTATCTTTGTAGTTTAGATGCGTTTCTGTCACGCCGGTGATAAGGATATTCATTTCAAATTACTCCTGAACAGAGATCAATCCATGCTTAACATCATAATTAATATCCCCAGGCCGACCGCCTAAGGCCACGTATTCGGCAATGGTCATGCCGGTACGATATAGTGCAAAGCGATCCCACGCTGCAGAGTTGCTGCGCTTAGGATTTTCAGATACAAGAAGCGTAATGATGCATGTACGCTTATAGCGCACGCGTGTCTGCTTGCTCATATGGCAAACTCCAAGTGAAATAAATGAAAGGGTTCATACGTTCTTTTCAATGATCAAGCAACAAGAGGAATTGTATCACGTTCTATGTAGTCTTTCACAGCGTTTAGCAACTTTTGTTGCGTTTTGTCTTTTCTCCGAATTGCGAGCATAATGGCCTCATCAATGGTGTCCTTGGCAATGATGTGATGGACAACGATATGATTGCGCTGGCCTTGACGCCAGAGCCTTCTGATGAACTGCTCGTACACTTCAAGCGACCAGGTTAAGGAATACCATATGACGGCGTGGCCGGCGCCTTGGAGGTTCAATCCGTGGCCTGCAGACATGGGGTGCGCCAACAAAATAGGGATGCGACCTAGGTTCCAATCATTGACGATTTGCTCAAGCTTTTTATCAACAACGCCTGAGCCAATGACCGGAGCATGTGGAAATGCCGCTTGCAATCGTTCCAAGTCATGATGGTAGTGATAGCCAATGATGACGGGCTGACCAGATAGCTCTTCAACCAACTCTTGTACGGCTTCTGTCTTTGCATCATGCAAATGAATGGTTTTCTTTTCATTGCCATCAATGTAGCTACCACCATTGGCAATTTGTTGACCTTTCATAACGGCTACGGCAGCGTTTACAGCCGTAATTTGCCCGTTGCCTAGATCAATAGTAAGTTGCTTTTCAAACTCATCATATAAATGCTTTGCTTTTTCAGGCAACTCGATCATAACGTCGTTATACGTAAGTTCAGGCAAATCCAAATGATCCAACGCCGCCATACGTAGGACTTTACCTTCTAAGGCTTTGTAAATACGGTCTTCGCCATCGGGTTGCAATCGCCATTCATAACCACCAAAGCCCGATGGGTAGAAATACGAAGTTCTAAAGTGTGTAATATAAGGGCCAAACGTAGCGCCTTGATCAATGATATATTGCGGGCCAAAGATGTCTAAAAGACTATTAGGCGCAGGGGAACCTGTAAGGCCCCATCGACGATCAAACTTATTAAGCAACACTTTGAGCGTTTTGAATCGCTGTGTTTGCGTATTTTTCATGTACGAAATTTCGTCAACGACAAGAATATCAAATGGCCAAGTTTTACCGTTGAATCTTCCACTAAGCCAATTGAGGCCTTCAAAATTAATAACGTAAATGTCATGAGGACGTTGTAAGACTTTGTCTTTCTTTGCGCCATGCAAAACTCCTA